AATTTGTGGATAATATGTTATAATAAGAAAAAAGAAAGGAGGCCACTATTATGATTAATGACTTAGCAACATTAATTTCCACGCTTGGTTTTCCCATAGGAATGTGTTTAATTATGTGTTATTACATTAACAAAATTAATGACGCACATAAGAATGAGACAGACAAGTTTGCAGAAGCACTCAACAATAATACAGTCGTGCTTCAAAAACTTTGTGATAAGCTTGACAGTGAGGTGGATGTCAATGACAAGTAGTGATAGTGAGGTGGATGTCAATGACAAGTAGTGATATTGTAACAACGGCGAGAACGTATCTCGGAAAGCCCTATGTATGGGGTGGAGAGTCTGAGTCTGAGGGTGGATATGACTGTAGTGGTTTTGTATATTCTGTACTTAATAAGTGTGGCATGAAAGTACCAAGAACTACAGCACAAGGCTACTCAGTGTTAGGCAAAACAGTAACAAATATTCAAAGTGCTGATTTACTTTATTTCGGTAAATCAACCAAGAGAATTACTCACATAGCAATTGCTATTAACAGTACACAAATGATTGAATCGATAGGAAATAGTAAAAATACAAAAACAAACAAGGGTAAGGGTATTTCAATTACTAATATTTCTCACCGAAACGACTTAGTGCTTCTTAAAAGAATTGTTGATTTTAAAAAGGAGAAATTAACAACTATGTCTTTATTAAAAAAAGGTAGTAAAAATAACGATGTTACTGTATTCGAGATACTAATGTCAAAGTTAGGGTATTATACAGGTTCAATTGATACCCTCTACGGTAAAGGCTGTGTATCTGCATGTATTAATTTTCAGAAAGACCACAATCTTGTACAGGATGGTAAGTGTGGCGGCAATACATGGAAAGCGCTTCTTACTGAGGTAATTTAATGGCATGGGTAGTTATTGAGGGTACTAGGAAGTATCTGACAAAGGCACAGATGGAAAATAACGCTGTAGAGTTTAACGCTTATTTTACTGGAAAATACACACTTGAAAGTATATGTGGTATGCTTGGAAATATTCAGAGAGAAAGTACCTTAAACCCTGGGCTAAAAGAAACAGTAAGTGTATCTAGTGGATGGGGTCTTATTCAGTGGACACCCTCCTCAAACCTCACTGACTACGCAAATGCTCAAGGTAAGGATTGGAAAGACGGCAAATTGCAGTGTCAGCTTATTAATGCCGAAGTACTTGAAGGGTATGGCAGGCAGTGGATACCCACTAAAAGGTATCCTTATACTGGTTTAGAATTTTCTCGACTAACGAATGTTGAAGAAGCAGTTAAAGCTTACTGCTTTGAACGTGAGCGTGCTGGTGTTGTAGCACTTGATGAAAGAATACAAAACGGAAAGAATTGGTTTGAATATTTAAGCGGCACACCCACACCACCCACACCACCCACACCACCTACACCATCAACAAGAAAGCATATGCCCATTTATATGATGTTACACAGACGATTTTAAGAAAGGAGAATGGTAATGGCTAAATTATCAAAAGACGAACTTATTGAAAAAGTAAGAAAATATGTCGGTGATAGAAATGATGATGAAACAATTGAGATTATTGAGGATATATCCGACTCAATCGAATCGTCCGATGCTGACTGGAAACAGAAATACCAGGAAAATGACAAAATGTGGCGAGACAAATATATTTCACGTTTTGTTGAAAAAAAGGAAGATGAACTAGACACACCGACAGAACATGAGGAGGAAGAGAAAGAGTACATCTCTTTCGAGGATTTATTTGAAGAGGAGGACGAATAATGGCTAGAATAATTGCTAAAACGAAACTTGATGCACGCTCAATTGACATTTTAAATGTTATTAGAAATAATGCATCATATGCTTATCAAAAAGATGTACCAAAAATAGAGAAGGAACAGGACATCCCAAAGGTTGGAGAAATCCTTTTTGGAAATCCGACACACTCCAACGAATTTATCAGTGCTTTAATTAATAGAATTGCGTTGGTGCGTATGCAGAGTGCAACTTTTAACAACCCTTATAAGCACCTCAAGAAGGGCTATCTCGAATTTGGTGAAACTGTAGAGGATATTTTTGTTAGTATTATCAATGCTGTAAAATATGATGCCGAGAAGGGTGCTAGTAGAGAGTTTAAGCGTACTCTTCCTAATGTTCAGTCAGTCTTTCACTTGACTAACTGGAGGGTAATGTATCCAATTACTATTGAGAAACAAGAATTAAGACGTGCTTTTACATCGGCTGACGGTGTAACTAATCTTATTACATCAATTATTGACCAAGTTTACCAGTCGGCAGAGTATGACGAGTACTTACTTTTTAAGTATCTGCTTATCAAAGCAATTTCTCACGGTAAAGTATATACACAGCCTATTGATACTACTAACATGAATAATGTGGCTGTAGCTTTTAGGGGAAAATCAAATTTACTCCCTATTGATATGACAGGAAGATTTAACGAGAATCATGTGCAGAACAACACCCCTATTGATAAACAGTGTATTTTTATGGACGCTGATTTCAATGCAAAGTTTGATGTTGAAGTTCTTGCAAGTGCTTTCAATATGAATAAAGCAGACTTCATTGGTAAACTTCATCTTATTGACGATTTTAGTTCGTTTGATAATGAGAGATTTGAAGCTATTAGAGAAGAGTCTACAGGGCTTGAAGAAGTAACGACAGATGAACTTACACTTATGCGAGACGTTAAAGGTGTTTTACTTGATGAAGAGTGGTTTCAAGTTTATGACAACTTATTCGAATTTGATGAAACACGTGTAGGCAGTGGTTTGTATTGGAATTATTGGTTGCACGTTTGGAAAACTATTTCTTACTCACCATTCGCTAATGCAATCGTTTTTGTTGACAAAGGTGCTGAAATTGCCAAGCCTGATTCAATTACTGTTGAAATCACAGGAAAAGATATATCTGAGGTTGGTACTATCTTTACACTTAATGTACAGGATGGCAAAGCTACACTTACACCTAATTCAGTTAATTTTGTACAGACCGAAGCTCTCACCAAAGCAGGAATTGCCGTACAGAAATATGGTGCTATTGTAATTCCATCAACACAGGCCGAAACAACAATTACATTAATTGCAGACTTAGACGGAACAACCTACAATGGAAAGTCAACCATCACTGCCGCTAGTGCTGTAGGCGATACAGTCGTATTAAATAAAGGATGATGATAAATGTACATAGTACCAGATAGTGAGGTGTACATGCTGAGTGGAGTACCACTTTCCACTCAGCAGAAACACACAATTTATTTTTCAGATAAGAAAACACAGGCAGATTATTTTATTAGTAAAGCCAGAAAGCATTTTAATAAAGTAACTTACAACAGAGTTAATAAGGGTAAATGCCGTTTACAGGCTACGGCAGATAGCTTATACGATTGTAATTACACGATGTTTCAAAACTCGGCTTTCAGTACTCGCTGGTTTTATGCATTTGTGACCGGGATTGAGTATATTAACAATGTTACTGCTGAGATAAGCTTTCAAATTGATGTTCTACAAACTTACTGGTTTGACATTGAACTAAAAGAATGTTTTGTTGAACGAGAGCATAGTCTAAGTGATAACATCGGTGACCATATCCTACCTGAAAATGTCGAATGTGGCGAGTATGTTTACAACGGTGACGCCCAGTTAATCGGATTAGGCTCTTTAAGTACTTGTACCATGGTACTACTTGCCACAACAGGCGGCTATCTATACGATGGTGTTTATAGTGGTTACCAAATAAAAGCCTTTGCTAACACAGAAACGGGTGGTAATAATCTCACTAATTTTTTAAAGCAGTACTTAACTACTCCGGAAAATATTTTAGCATTGTACACGTGCCCTACAGATATACTTCCTGTTAAGGTAACAGACGCAGGAGTTAATATTACTTTTACTGGTAATACTAATCCAATAAATGTTACTGGTGTGTCGATTAGTAACACTGACACATTAAACGGCTACAAACCACGAAACAAGAAACTATATACATATCCATTCAATTTTAATGAAGTAAGAAATAACTGTGGACAGACATTAATACAGCGTTATGAATTTTCGGAAAATCTTACACCATATTATAACATCGTTGGCAACATGACAATGCCAGTACAAGAAGTGCTAAGACTTGACCGATACAAGTCCACAAAAACCAGTGGCACAGGCAGAATGGATATGACAGAAACAATCACACTTGACAGCTTCCCTTTATGTTCATGGAATGTGGACGCGTTTAACGCGTGGGTTGCTCAAAACGCTGTACCGATTACAATTAACGCTATTCCATCAGCCGTTCAAACTGCTACAGGGATGATTACTGGACAGTCAAGTAATTCAGCACTGGGTAGTGTGCAGAATATATTAACAAGTGCTTACACAGCTAGTATTACTGCTAATGATGTAAAGGGTAATTATGCCACTAATAATGCACTTTTTGGTAAAGGACAAGTGTGCTTTGAAGCTCAACGAAAATCTATCACTGCTGAGTATGCTAAAGCTATTGATAAGTATTTTGATGTATTTGGGTATGCCTGTCACACAACTAAAGTACCCAATGTGTCAAGTAGACCTCATTGGAATTATACAAAAACCGTTGATTGTACAATAGTAGGGGGTGCACCCAGTGATGACATAGCCCAGATTGAAAGTTATTTTAATAGCGGAATAACTTTTTGGAAACATCCTAGTGAAGTAGGTAATTATTCGCTTGATAATTCAGTTTAGAAAGGAGGGAGATAAAAATGAGCAAAGCAAGAAAAGCAAAACGAGCTAAAGAGCGCACTTCATTTAGTGACAGCGTTTTTTATCAGCTTTACACTTTTGACCAATACTTAGATTTATTTACAGAAATAGCAATTAGCTCGTTTGAATGGACTGGGCTTCCTAGCACTGTAGATGCACGATTTATTGAAGTTGGACTGTATGATAATAAAGCTATGCTGTATTTTAACGATGAAGTCATGGGAAATCTATGCTTGAGAACTGTACTTGGTGGTCAACTTGACGTTTACAATATACCTCTAGATAGACGAGCGTATGCTTCTAATGGCTATCATCGTGTATGTGGGAGAAGTGATAGTGTTATTATATGGGATAATATGACTCATTGGTGCTGTAAAGATAAGATGGAAATATACGCTAAGAGACTAGCCGAACTTGACGCAAGTATAGATATTAACTGCAAAGCTCAAAGAACACCAATTTTGATTAAGGGCAGTGAACAACAACAATTAGCACTACAAAATGCATATATGGCGTACGATGGTAATCAACCTCTTATTTTTGCTAGTAATGATTTCATGGATGGTGACGGCAGCTCATTTGGTGTGTTCACAACTGGTGCACCATATGTCGCAGATAAGCTATATGAGTTAAAGGTTAATCTATGGAATGAAGCACTAACTTATCTGGGTGTATCAAACATTAGTATCCAGAAAAAAGAACGAATGATTAAGGACGAAGTGCAAAGGCTTCAAGGCGGTGTAATGGCTAACAGATATTCTCGAGAATTTGCAAGGCAACAGGCTTGTGAGCAGATTAACAGAATGTTCGGTACTCAGATAAGCTGCCATTTCCGTGATATATTCAATCAGAATGATGACAGGAAGGAGGATGACGATGAGTAAATATACAACTCAAGTTAGATTTATCTGTGAAACATGTGCGAAGATTACAGAGTCGCATGGATTTAATGACATTGAAGATATACTGGATAAGTCTTGGAACAAGATTTTTAGCTACTTTCCTATTTTTGACGAGCAATATCGAGCAGAACTTTGTAAGAAGATTTTAAGGCATTACTACACAAGAGAGATATGCTGTGAAACTGTAGGAAGATGGAAGTTGTTTTTAAGTGATAAAATGAAAAATATTATG